TACTATTAACAGGTTGTTCATATAATGGTTATGATTTTGTCGATACTAACTACTCATTTGATAAAGCCTATATCAAAATGCCGAACCAAGAAGTTATCGTAGTTGATATTTATACTTGGTCAGATTCTGAGGACGGCGAACAGTTAACTATTAAGAGTACTGATGGTACAATTTATTTAGTTAACTCAGTAAACTGTGTATTAGTAAAGGAGAACAAATAGATGAAAACATTTAAGGTATTAATGTACAACAAAGAGGTAGAACTGTATGTTCAGAGACACACATATTCCTACCCACAAAACACGATGATACAGTTGAACATGTTAGGTGGTGAACCCTATTGCTCGCTCACTACAAATCCCGGCTTCGAGATTCCGAAAAATGGATGCTATATTTGTGTTAACAATTTTAGCCCTATAGTAACCGAAATGGTTGAAATCGGAATACTCAAATTGGGTGACCGTATTTGGCGTTCAGGTTTTAACACTTATCATTACTTTGAGATAAACGAGGACATAATACGTTTGTACGAAAGGGAGAGTTTATAATGAGATTTAAATGCAGAATATATAAAACAGATTTTAGACAATATGATTGTACTGAAACTGTTATAATAGATAACGTGGAAGAGGTTAACTTTAGAGAATGCGGTGACTGTCCAACAGTTGAGATAAAATATTATAAACCCAACGGCCATTTATGTTTTAAGATTATGCCTACTCGCGGCATTAATTGTATTGATATGGAGGAACAATAATATGCTTAAATGTCTATTTTGTAAGTACCGTGCTGTCTGCATTCCTGAGCAGGAAGACGGCTTAACCAAGTACTCAAGACTTAAAAAGAGTTACAATCTCTTGGTACACGATTATACCGAGTTAGCCACAAAGTATATAAATCTCCGCGCAAATCTTGAGAACTATATACAGCAAAATGAGTCACACAAATAAGTAGCAAAAAAGGGTAGTCCAAACGGATTACCCTTTTTCTAATATCTTTACCCTTGATAGCCCACAAGCACCTACCAAAGATTGTCACCGTTGTGGCGGTCTATTCCACCCGTGGTGTCCACAACGTTACCGAGTGGAACTAAACAAGGGAGATACTCAATATGATATACACTTTAACAACGCTTCTTTACTACGTAAGTCCTTGAATCGGAAACAACCCTTTTCAAAGAAATAGCGTAAGTGTTTAATAAAGAAGTCATTCTGTTTTAACATAACGTAGTTAATCTGATGGTCATCGGTGGTAACACTAATCTTGTACGGATAGGTCTTATCAGGTCTGTCATCACAATAGAGTACACCGCTCTCACGAAATTCTCGTACACCATATTCCCTATCGTTATACTTAATAGTGGCCATATACTTACCAAATCCTTCCGGCTTCTCAATGAAAGACATGTTATCATTTAAGTAAATAGATTGTGAAGCATAAGCGACATACTTATTACGCTTAAATGCTCTATTGAATCCGCTATTCAACTGTGCTTCTGATGCACTTGCAATGAAGCCATTCTCTATTACCATTCCATCGCAACGCATGAAGTTAACATCCTTGTTAAGCCTTGTACTGATATCCCACTCAACGTAGTACGGGTTGATAAGGCTAACCGTGTTCGATATCATTATTACAGGTACGTATCTTACTTGTTCACCCTGACCACGTGCAATGGACGTGTGTACACTTATTAACTTACCAACCTCGTTATCACAATAATGATTTGTTTCCGACTGAAATTCGTCAAATATCATACGGACTACGTCACTAAACATGTGACTAAGTTTCTTTATTTGGTCGGCATTATTAAGTGAAATAGCGTACCCGCAACACTTCAAATCTGAGTCGTCTGCTTCTTTACCAATCCACAGTTCCGAGTACACTCCATCGGACTTCTTTCTTTGAATCATGTGATAATCTTTAAAGAACAAGAATTGAATATCTTTAAAGAATTTATCTGCAACATCATCAAGTTCATAATTGTACCGATAAATGATACAGAACTTCTCACCATAATTCAAGAACCTACGTGTAACATAACGGTTGAAATATGTTGTCTTACCACCGTTACGGTTTGTTGTACACACGTATATCTCAGGTTTTTCACCATTGATATCCATTAATGAAAGTAACTTAGTACCGTCATAGAATTGTTGGTTTTCACTCATGTACTATTTCTCCGTTAACCTTACTATTGGTACACTATTATTATATCACATCCGTTGACAAATTGCAAGTAAAATGGTATAATATTAATAGAAAGGTGGTGATAATGTGGAGTACAGTACAGTGTTAGAAGCAATCTTACAGTTGGGACTACCAACGGCCATGTGTTTACTATTAGGGTGGTACGTAAAGTACAAGGATGATAGAAGCCGTGAGGACTTTAAGGAACTAATGAAGGAACACAAGGAGGAAACTGATAAGTTCGCAGACGCACTCAACAAGAACACTTTGGTGTTACAACATTTAGCAGATAAACTCGGAGGTAGTGATGATTAAGGTTAACGATTTTTGTACTAAAGCATTATACATCGTTCAGAACTATAAAACGCTATACGTTAACGGTTGCTTTGGTGCGCCTATGACGATAGCCAATAAGTTACGCTATAGTACAAAGAATGACTTTAACAGAGGACGTGCTAAGATGATAAACAGTGCATCTTCTGACACCTTTGGTTTTGACTGTGTTTGTCTCATTAAGGCAATTCTTGGTGGGTGGAACGGTAACAAAAACCACAAGTACGGTGGTACAATAGTAAACAAGGAAACTAACGGTATAAGTTACGGTGCAGACCATGTACCCGACTACAATGCAGATGGTATGATTGCACATTGCAAAGATGTGTCAACTTACTTTGATAACATTATTGCAGGTGAAGTAGTGTGGATGAAAGGTCACATTGGTATCTATATCGGCGGTGGACAGGTTGTTGAATGTACCCCTAAGTGGTCAAACAATGTACAGTTAAGTTATTTAGGTAATCTCTCACAGTATAAAAAGGGAAACTACCGCGTGTGGACAAAACACGGGAAACTCCCTTGGGTTGATTATGAGAAGGTTGAGGGTTCAGTAATGTACCATATAGTGAAGCCAGGTGAGAACTTGACTAAGATAGCACTTAAGTATGGGTACAAGTCATATAAGGAACTTTTACCGCTAAATCCTGACATAACCAATCCTAACCTTATTAAGAAAAATCAGATGATAAGGGTGAGATAGTTACATAGAAAGGAGTTCTATAATGGCAGTTCTTGGTAAGGAACAGTTCCTTGATTCTATTAAGACAATGCTTAAGGACAACACTTCCGATGAAGCATTGAAATTCTTAGAGGATGCAAGTGACACAATAGGAGACTACGAAGAGAGAACAAAAGACAGCACATCATGGAAGAAGAAATATGAAGAAAATGATGCAGAATGGAGAAAGAAGTATCGCGACAGATTTTTCAAGTCAGAGGACAAGCAGGAACCCGACGAACCTGAAGACCTTGATGACGAGAAGCCGAAGAAACTTGAGTTCTCCGATTTATTCAAGGAGGGATAAACGATGGCAAAACGTATTGCTGTTTCAAACTTAAATGCACGTTCCATTGATATCATCAATACTATTCGTGCAAATGCGTCAGCACAGTATCAGCAGAATGTACCTGCTATTACTGATGACCTTGACATTCCTAAGGTTGGTGAAGCGTTATATGGTTACCCCGTAGCCGCTAACGAGTTCTTAACCGCATTAATTAATCAGATTGCACTTGTTCGTATCAAGTCTGCACTCTTCAATAACGCTTATGCGGAACTGAAGAAGGGCTACCTTGAGTTCGGTGAGACCGTTGAAGAAGTGTTCGTTGCTATTACCAAGGCTCGCGAGTTCTCTGCGGAGAAAGCTGAGTCAAGAGAATTTAAACGTTCGTTACCCGATGTTAAGTCAGCATTCCACCTCATGAACTGGCGCGTACAGTACCCTATTACTATACAGCAGGAAGACTTAAGACGTGCATTTCAGTCTGCGGATGGTGTGACCGACCTTATCGCTCAGATTATCGGTGCTGTTATGACAGCGGCAGAGTACGATGAGTACCTTCTTTTCAAGTACCTCATTATCAAGGGTATCGCCAACGGTAAGTTGTACCCCGTATCGGTAAATGTTACCGCAGATATCAAGAACGCGGCTAAGGCTTTCAGAGGTACATCCAACAGCCTTACATTTATGAACACCAAGTACAACGAGACAGGTGTACATACTACCTCTTCTAAGGAAGACCAGTATATCTTTATGGATGCACAGTTTAACGCTAACTACGATGTTGACGTTCTTGCTTCTGCATTCAACATGGATAAGGCTACTTTCAGTGGCCACCTTAAACTTATCGACAGTTTCACAGAGTTCGACAATGACAGGTTCGATGAAATCCGCGCTAACAGTGATATGATTGAAGAGGTTACTGCGGACGAACTTGAACTTATGAAGGGTGTTGTGGCTATCCTCGTCGATAAGGAATGGTTCCAGGTATATGATAACTTAACCTTGATGACCGATAAGCAGGTTTCTTCCGGTGTTTATTGGAACTACTTCTACAACGTATGGAAGACCGTAGATACATCACCTTTCAGTAACGCTGTTGTATTCATCGACAGTGCATCTGATGTTATCGAGACACCCGTTGAACTTAAGTTCGTTGTTGCTTCCAAGGTTGAGACCGAAGACGGTAAGATTGCTGTTACCCTTGAGCCTAACAGCACTATCGCCGATTTGTACAGAAGCAAGTACAAGTTCGTTCAGAACTATTCTTGCACCACATACGGCGTGGCTGTACATCCTTACGGTGCATTGATTTTCAATGACCCGTCCCTCAAGCCCGATGTTGAGTGCGACCTGTATGACGCAGTTTATATCAATGATGCATTCGACGTAACTCAGGCTGTTGTAGGTAATACTGTTACCTTCTTCAAGCAGTAATTGTGTGATCTGTGTACCAAGGGCGGGGACTTGTGAGCCCCGCTTGAGGTACAATAAAAGGAGAGATATAGATGAATATTGTTCCATCAAGTACGATACATCTCTTAAAGAATGTTCCACTAAATAACACATATGATGATACTATACAATTCTCAACAAAAGCACAACAGATAAACTATTTTGGTAGAGCAAGTTTACACGTAATGTCTTTTACCGCACAGTCATATCAAAGGTACGCTAAAGGAGTTTTAAGAGTTGACGCTTTAGCAGATGATTTGTATCAATGTAATTATATGTGTTTTCAAAACACAGGACATTCTTCTGAACCTAAATGGTTTTACGCCTTTGTTACATCTGTTGATTATGTTAATGAAAATTCTACATCGATATCTTATGAAATTGATGTACTTCAAACGTTCTTATTTGACGTAGAAGTAGGTATGTGCTATGTAGAAAGAGAACACACAGGTAGAGACTTAATAGGTGATAACATTGTTGAGGAAAACGTTGCATTAGGTGAATATGTTTATGATGACTACATGGGCATAGACGGTAAGTTCACAGCAAGTGACGTTGGGCGATTTAATAGGTACTGTGTTATCATAATGAGTTGTAAGGTATACACTGATAGAGGTTCTGTACTTGCTAACGTATATGACAATATTGTACAAGGTGCAACATTATACGCATATGAGTATGATAACGAACATATCGCCGATTTACAAAGTTTTATACAAAGTTTCACACAAGTACCTGAAGAACTAGTAGCAATGTACATGGTACCTACGGCATTAGTAGGTGAAATACCTGCAAATCATATTATAGGACAGGGCAGAACAGGGTGGAATCATTGGTTTAAATTTGCAGCACTTGAAGGTAACAGAGAAGAAACACCTTCAACGTTCGGCAATTTTGTACCAAGAAATAACAAGTTATACACTTATCCTTATACATACTTTCATATTGATAACGGTTCAGGTGATGAAATGCGCCTTAGATATGAATTTTTTGAAAAAGGCGAACCTGTAATATTCTGTAATGGTACAATCACACCACCCGTACAGGTATCAGCAAGGCCAGCTTCTTATAAAGGACTCAAGTACACCGAAGTAGGTGGATATAAATCAATGTATACACAAG